TTTAAAAAGCGGACTGATAATCATTAAATCGCAGAAAATAATTTGCTCTGAAAAACAAATGGCCGGTATAAAACCGGCCAAATGCACCTATCAAAACCTAAAAAACACTATGAATATTCTAATATATGATTATTTAAAACGAAAGTAAATTGCTAATAATAATATAGAAATAAATATTACAAGAATAAACCATTTAAATTGGAATGCGGTCTTTTCTACGCGCTGTGCTTTAACTTCTTTCTTTATTACAACCATTTGCTCCGCTTTAATTTGTTGTCGCTCTGCGGCCCTTATTTCGGTTTTATATTTATGCCATTTCTTTTTGACTTTTTTAATTGGAATGCTTGTTTTGGTACCAGCACTATCTGTTGAAATTTGGTAATCTATTGTTTCTTCTTCAACAATTAAACCGGTATCAGTTTGTAAAGTTAAAATTTCAATATCTTTTTTTATTTCTACATGGCTGCTGCTATCTGTTTCAATTTTATTAATTGTTTTTATCTCTTTGGTTTTGCATCCAATTAAAAAAATAAGACATGCTGCTATTGCTATTTTTAATTTCATCGTATTTAATTTTTTTATTTTTTATAATTTCTTCTAATTGTTCAATTTCTTTTTGTAATGCAATCAATTCTTCTTCTTTACTCATCTTCTTCTTCAAAATTTAACCATTTTAATCTTTGGTCAATTAACTTTATTAATTCCGTTTGCCATTCTACTTTCTTATTTGGAAAATATAATAATTGATTTTCTTCAACTTCCCACAAAAATTCTTTTAAAAAATATAATTCTTTATAGATATCTTCTTCTAACATATCTTCAATGTCATCAAGATTTAAATCTTCCGGCTCATCTGATTTATTTTTCATCTCCAAAAATTGGTATCTTAATTGTAAATCCTCTTTTCTCATCTAATAATGTAAACGCCTGCGCCGGTCGCTCCGGTTTAAATCCAATCTTATATCCGTATGCGCTTAATCCAATCAAACTTCCGTTCACGCAGCTTGCATGTGTTGGATATAATAATTGATGGAAATGACCAAGAAAATTAAAATCCGCTTTGCGCTGTTCATCTTTTCTATGCAGGTATTTAATTAATGGAATAGATAATCCGCCTATGCCGCCGCCATATTTTAAAGCATCGCCATGAAAGAAACGCAATGTCTTGCCGAATGCTTCAATATAGCAATCATCTGAAATTGGTATGTGAAATTTAATGCGCTTCTCTCTTTTAAAATAATCTTGCAAATCGCAGTACATTCCAAACTCATAATTGTTTTTATAACCGGTAGATGCCATCATCTTCTTTGTTGTCCGGCCATGATTTCCGACAGAGCATGGTAATATCAAATTCAATTTTGAATATTTTAATATAAACTCAATTCCGCTAATCAATAAACGCTTTGCAAATCTTGTAGCTTCAATTGGCGATAGGTTATTGCTTTCAATTAATTCATCGTGAATATAACCGGAAATAAAATCACCGCCGAGCCAAATAATACAATCATCAATTTGTACATCTTTGCTTTCTTTCTTTATGCATTTTAAAATGTTTTGAAAAATTGTAAACGCCCTGCGTTCTGCAATCTTTAGATTGTATTCATTAAATCCGCTAACTTGACCGGCATAAACATTTTCTTCTAAATGCCAATCAGATAAACTTATAATAGGTATCGCGCGATTGATTTTGCATTCTTTGCCAATTGGTATTTCAAAAACTTCAATCGGCTCTTTTATGCTTAACAAATCATCGTATAATTTTTCTTGCGCTGTTAATTTTTCTAAAAGATAAATATTCTTTTTTGTTATGTCTTGCAATTTTGAATTTATCGCGCGTAACTTTCTATCTTCTTGAATGGCATCTTCAATATTTATTTCTTTTTTTATTGGCTCTGTTTTTTCAAATCCGTTACCGCTATAATATTGTTTCAAAAACCAATGCAGGCCGCCAAAATCTTCTTCTTTAAGTTCCGGATACGCATCAATGATTGCATGTGCAAAATGCGTTTTATTCCCTTTTAGTTTTTTGTAAAGGCTTTTATTCGGCTCTACATATTTTAGCCATTTAGATTGTTTCATTTTACGCGCAGTATTTGTTTTCTATTCTTTCCAATTCTTTTTAACGATACATGCACCCATGCAGGATTTTTATTATCCCCAAATTCCCAAATTAATTGGTCAAATTCAAGATTGTCTTTTACAAAATCGTAAATGATTTTATTTGTCAAATCGCCAAATATATCTGCATCAATATCTATTGCTTCGCCCGACATGTGCTGCGAATTTTTGGCCCCGCCTATTTTCTTGTTCAATAATTCACAACGATAAAAAGATGAGATGCCAATGGGCCGGTTGAAATGTTTTCTAATTGGCTCAAAAACATTTTCTGCGACATGTTTCATGTTCGCTAATATTTCTGCATCTGTTGTTTGATTTTTTATGCCATGTCTAATGGCTGATTGGCTTTTAAATGCTTCTTCTTCTGATATGTGTTTACTTATCATGGCTTTAGATTTAAATCAAATATAAGATATTATTTATCTTTTAAGAATTGTTTGAAAATACTTTTGCCGGTAATGGCTGTTAAATTTTCATCTAATGATTTTAATTCAATCATCGCAACCAATCCGCTAACAATTTTCGTGACTTCCATATCTGTTAAAAAAACATTTTGCATCACAAATGCAATTAAGATTGCGGCCATGTATCCAAAACCTTTCATGATTGTTGGTCGCATCTTTTTAGATGTTATTTCCTCGCCGCGTTTCTTTGCTGCTAAAATGCCGGTAACGAAATCCATCGTAACTAAAAAACCAATTCCAATCATAATTGGATATGCAGGTGTAAAATAAACCGCTAAAAATGTTAAAATCAAATTGGTATTATTTAAAATATAGTTTTTCATTATTCTAATATTATGTATTCTCCGGCTTCTGTTAAAATATATTTGCAATCCTGCGTAATTAAAAAATTACCGCCTGCATCTTCAATACTATTTACGCGCAAATTATCTTCAAAAACTAATATTGCATTTTTCGGATTGTAATTTGAATAATTATCTTGTCCGTAAATTTTTAAAATCCATGTACCAACTTCTAAATCTTCATTAACAATAAAAGAAAAGAAATCACATTCTATGGCTGTGTAAATATTTTTAACTTCTGTACATCCATTATTTTTTGTAAAGACAAACAAATAATAATCATGCGTTTCTTCAAGAAATAATGTTAATTTCGTATCAAGACTTTGATAAATGTTTATCATCTAACTAATCCCCCATGTACTTCTTGAATTCTCTGTATGGTTTTCGCAATCGTTGCAATTTGTTTGGTCAAATAAAGGATTTAAATCAATATTTAATTTCATCCATTCAAACATTTCGTTTGTATAATTTCGCGCCATGTTTGTCCAATAATCTGCCTGCTTTGCGTTCGTATCAAAATCAATAAATTCGCTTTCATCTGTAAATTTACGAACAACACTTTCTTTGGTAACTTGAACAGAATGAAAAAATAATAAATCTGCGTATGCATAGCAAACATGCACCTTCTCTAAATAGCAAAGTAATGCTTCGTTCGCTGCGGTTAATTCATCATCTTCAATCTGTTGGCACAATTCATCAAATAAACCTTGACACAGCAAAGGATTGATATATTTTACCTGCGTATTATTTATCGCAATATCTATATTTTGACTTTCAACATTTCTTGATAATGGAACTACGCCATAAAAATTTTCTTGTTGAATAAATTGGCATTTGCAACAACTCATGGCAATGGATTTATAGGTGGAACAATATCAGATGGTTTCTTTCCAATCAATCCGGCAAGACTTCTGATTTCTTCTTGCGACATACTTTCTAAAACTTTGTTTGCAACCAATGGCGATAATGCATTTATATTATCTATTATGTTTGTTGCTGTTGTATTTAATTTCACTTCTTTGGCACCATATCCAAACGCGCTTCTAATTTCTTCTTCTGTGAAAGATGTTGCAAACGCATCGGCGATAAAACCTAATGGAATTGAATTTGAAACTGAAATAATGGTACCATCGTAATCTTCCATCATCTTTGCTAAATTATTTAATTCAAACATCAAAAGGTTTTGGTCATGTTTGATAATTGCATTCTGATAGTATAATGTAGCATCTGCCAATTCTTTTGCTGTGCCTAATTTGCCGGCAACTTGTATGCCTGCCAATACAGGCGGAACTTGGAATGCGGTTGCAATGTGGTCGCGAATTAAATTAGATAATGCAATGTACATTTCATGCGATGTGCTTTGCGAAAAAGGAACAATCTGTATGCTGCCTTCTTTAGCTGCGCCATCTAATATTGCAAACTTTCCGCCATTGTCTGCGCCGGTTAATCTATCTTCAATATAGTTACGCAAACTATCTTTCATCGGCACGCCATTTTCATCAACGCCATCTAATTTCCAAGGGACATAAACGATAAATGCCGGCGCAAATGAATTATCTATATTGTTTGCATGGAAGTTTTGAATTTGTGCATCTGCATAAATCCATTTCAATGCCGATGCGTATTTCGGTTGAGAATAATATACTTGTCCGGGCTTGTATCGTCTAATGTATTTTAATGCGCCATTCCATTTTCCAAACTCATCGTATAAACCATTGATGCTAAAATTATAAATTTTAGATTTAGTTTGTATATCGTTGAATAAATCAATTGGTACCGCCTTGTATCTT